GACTAGTTCAACACACTCGAACGCTGCGAATGCGGTTAAATTTACAGCTAGAGACGCTAGTAATAATACTGACTACATCGCATTTGTGGATACCGCCACTGCTGGAGACAAGTCGCTGTTTACAGACCAAAACCTAACCTATAACTCTTCTACAAATCATATCAATGCAAACGTACCCTATGCAACCAACGCAGGTTACGCGAACAGTGCAGGGTCTGCAACCAATGCGACTTTTGCAAACAACGCAACAAATCTTGGTGGTAGAGGACTTTCCGAGGGTGCAAATGCAAGCTCAATTGTTGCGAGAAATGCGAGTGGTGACATATATTGCCGACTTTTGAGACCAAGTTACACCAATCAGAACACTATCAGTGGTGCGATGGCGTACAGAGTCAATAATGGCAATGATAACTATGTGCGTTTCTGCAGTAATACTGGTTCAATCAGGGGATATCTTAATGTCCCAACGAGAACTGGTGGTGGTGCATCGGGTACCTGGTCAATCAGTGTTAATGGGAATGCAGCCTATGCGAACAGTGCGGGGTCTGCAACCAATGCAGCCTATGCAAACAACGCAGGTCTCCTTGGAGGTGCTGCAAAATCCACGGGTGCAAACGCAAACTCAATTGCCCAGAGAGACGGAAATGGTGACTTATTCATGAGATATGGACAGGCACAATATCTCAATATGTCCCACGGTGCAGCTGATCGTAACACGGATACCGTATTCTATTCTTCCACTGACAACTACATTCGTAAAAATACCAAAGCTGGTTTTAGAACCGCTCTCGACGTCCCAACGAGAACTGGTGGTAATGCATCGGGTACCTGGTCAATCAATGTTAATGGGAATGCAGCCTACGCGAACAACGCGGGCAACGTGCACATTGGAAGTCGCGATTCGACAGATGGTAACACACATTATCCCATCTTTTCAACATCACATGGTGATGGTCAAAACGCCTTGTATACAGACAGTAATATGTACTATAATCCGGCAAACGCTTACTTAAACGTGAATGCATCCTATGCGGGGTCCGCGGGTTACGCGAATAGTACAGCCTATGCAACCAACGCGGGTTACGCAAACTACTCAACATACACAGGTTACCCTACAGCAGGTGCAACGATCCAGCGTGGGCAATACACTTGGCGAAACTCACAGTACAGTACCTATTCTGCAAACTTTGTAGATTTAGTGACACTTACCGCAAATGCATTCGAGGGAAATCGTGGCCACAGATGGCTTGTTATAGGTCAATTTAACACCGAACAACCAGGTTCTGGATATGACGCCGCTGAGGTTAGAATCAACGGGGCTAACGTCGTAGCGGCGTCAAAGACGTGGGAGCGTGGAGTGGGTGGGACAATTGTTTCGGTGTCGAGTGACCAGACCGGGAACTGGACGAATTTAATCATGCAGGTTAGACGTGTTTCCAGTGATGACATACTTTACTGCAATAATTGCTCCGTTATAGCATTTCAACAAAAAACCTAGGTACGTAATATTTTTTATTTTTATATCATAATTATACATATATGAACACAGTAGACGTAGCTCATCTTATACAAACACTTAGACCGGGTGCTCAATACAGTGTAAGTGGTAATGATTATGATCAAATCGAGTGGTATGATACAAACCAGACCAAACCAACACGCCAAGAATGTATAGATGCGGTTCCAGAATATAGATCCACACGAGCACTTAAATTGTTTCGTAAAGAAAGAGATAAACTCTTAACCGAGAGTGACAAATACGCGACACCGGATTATCCTCATAGGTCAGAAGAAATACGAAATGCATGGCTCGCCTATCGTCAGACACTCAGAGACCTCACCGAAACAAGGGCAAGTGAAATTGTTTTAGATGATACGGGTATAGAACTTGAAGTTTTCAACTGGCCGGCGAAACCGAGATAACCATTTTATACACCAGTGAACTTAAAAAAAACTCTCACTATACTATAAAATGTCTGGTGGTATTGCCCAACTCGTCGCCGTCGGTGCTCAGGATGCGCACCTCGTCGGCTCGCCCGAAATCAGCTTTTTCCGTAGTACCTACAAGCGCCACACAAACTTCTCCCAAACTGTGGAACGCCAAGTTATCCAGGGGAATGTGTCAAATGGGGGTATGTCCAGTGTTCGCTTTGAACGCAAGGGGGATCTCCTCAGCTATGTCTACTTGGTGCCCAATAATGGTTCCGCCGCTCAGGGGTACAGTGCCGCGGATTGGCGCACAAAGATTGACAAGGTTGAACTCCTCGTCGGTGGTCAAGTCATTGATGACCAAGATTCTACCTATTCCACACTCATCGCTCCAGTGCTCTCAGCCACAAACTCTTCCAAGTCGGTCGCGGGTGACCTCTTCGGTGGTGCCAACACCTCCCGTTTCTATCCACTCCGCTTTGCCTTCTGTGAAAACCTCCAAACCGCCCTTCCACTCATTGCTCTCCAGTACCACGATGTGGAACTTCGCATCACTTGGGGCTCCGCGGCGGCCACTGACAAGTGGGATGTCTACGCTAACTATGTGTACTTGGACACCCAAGAGCGTGAGTTCTTCGCTTCCAACCCACAAAACATGATCATCACCCAAGTCCAAAAGGCGACTGCCTCCGCGACTAAGATTCAAGAGCTCAACTTTAACCACCCAGTGAAATATCTCGCCGCGGGTAAGGCCACAGCTCTTGAAATCCTCAATGATGATAACAAGATCAAACTTCAAATCAATGGAACTGATGTCGCGGACTTCAAGTTTGCGGATCCAAACTTCTCCCATGTCCCACTCTATTTCAACACGGCCAACTCCGCCAAGCCAGCGACCCTCAAGACCCTCTTTGTGTATCCATTCTGCTTGGAGACTAGTAAGCTTCAACCCACCGGTACCCTTAACTTTTCTCGTCTCGACTCTGCGCGCATCGTGAACGACACCCGCAATTGCGACGACGATATTTACGCTGTGAATTACAATATTATCCGTATTGAGAACGGTATGGGCGGTCTTTTATATTCTAACTAATTAATAAAACACATGTGGAACATAGTATTCCTTCTCGCCATCGTTTTTGTATTGACGTACGATCCAAAATCCAGGACACTCGAAAAGTATGTTGGTGTGCCAACCCCACCAACCCAGAAGTCCTGTGAACCTACGCATTACCAAGCCGTGCAATTTGCCCAAAGTCCCTATGAATGCCCTTCAACAGGCCATGCACTTACTTAAAAAGAAGGGGTGCAATTAAATCATAATGATTCCAATGGACCGCGAAACCCTCATGATGATTGCCACAATTGTCGCGATCGCTGGTGTTATCTTCCTTTTCAGGGAGATGAATAAGGCCAAAACCGATGTCGAAAACCTGAAGAACTTTTCAGCCCACTTAGTGCAACGCCTCAGCACCCCGGAGTCACGACCAGTCGCCGAACCTGAAACTGAAATTGAAACTGAGTCCAAAACTGAAGAAAAAAAGGAGGAATAAACATATCCGTTTATTATAACTTGCGAATGCGCAATGAAAAAATACAAAGCTATAGCGATACCGGTCAGCTTTGCTGATGACAAGCCCCGGTTTCTCACGGTGAGAGATCGGCGCTTCAAGGATTGGATATTTGTCACGGGTGGATGCAGGCGGAGAGAGATCTTTAACCCCCTCCGTTGTGCTCTTAGGGAACTTGAGGAAGAGACCAGGGGTACGGTTGCCCTCAAGAACGGTGAGTATACAGAATTCAAGTTCACTGTGAAGGAAAGCCCCACGGTGGACTTGGAGTACAATGTATTCGTCTTTTTCGTGAATTATAACAGAGCTCAACAACAGACACTCGTAAAAAAGTTCTATGAAGAGAAACAAAAGACTAACCTAAAGAAAATCAATAAACAGCCAATAAAGAAGACCTTTGATGAAAATGACTACATGAGTTTTGATACCCTTGAGGAGTTCAATACCCGTAAGCGGTGGAAACTCATCATAGATAATGTTCTTAAAAATCCGGAGTTTTATTCGTGTGTGAGTTCCCTCAATAGAAAAACATTCTCTATAAAGTAGAATGAAGTCAAAAGCTTACATTTTAATGCAGATTGGAGAACTCCTTGAAAAGAACAGAGGGCTTTGCCCAGAGGAGGTGGAAGAGTGGATAAAGGAGAACGAAGATAAGAAGGTCTATGAACTCCTTGTTATAAAGAAAGAACTCGCAGAATCA